GGATCCGTGGCCTGTTCGTCGCGCCGCCCGGCTACAAGCTGGTCGTCGCGGACTACGGGCAGATCGAACTCGTCGTGCTCGCGCACTTCATCGGTCGTGGTGACCTCTACAAGGGGTTCCACAACGGCGTCGACCCGCACTCGGCGACGGCCGCCGCGCTGATGGGCGTGGACCCGCAGGAGTTCATGCGGCGGGTCAAGGAAGGCGACCGCACCTGCATCGACTTCCGCCAGGTCGCCAAGGGCATCAACTTCGCCGTCGTGTACGGCGCGGGCCCGGACAAGGTCGCCTCGATGGCGGGCATCACCGTGAAGGAAGCCAAGCGCTTCATGGAGATGCACCAGAAGATGTTCCCGGAGGTCTACCGCTTCAAGGAGGAAGTGGTACGGGTCTGCCGGTCGCGTCGGCCTCCGCACATCCGCACCCTGCTCGGCCGCAAGCGGCGCCTGCCGCTCATCCTCAGCCAGAACAACGGCCTGCGGATGGGTGCCGAGCGCCAGGCGGTGAACTCCCTGATCCAGGGGAGCGCGGCCGACCTGATCAAGTTGGCGATGATCCGGCTGAACAATGCCCTGCCGGACGACATGCGCCTGATCCTCTCCGTGCACGACGAACTCGTGACGCTCGCGCCGGAGGACCGGGCCGAGGAATGCGCCGCGCTGGTGAAGGAAGCCATGCTCGGCGAAGGAATCCAGAAACTGCTGCGCGTCCCTCTCTCGTCGGACGTGAAAATCGTGGACCGCTGGTCGGAGGCAAAGTAATGGGACTCTTCAGTTGGAAGAAGGACGACGAAGTGCCTGACGGGCTTAATACCGAGGAGGAAGACCTCCAGGTCGACCTCTACACCCCGCAGATGCTGACCAAGCGGCTGCTCTGGGACATCGTCCCGTGCGGCGAGGTCGAGGGGCTGATCCCTCTCATGAACCTCACCCCGGACAGCCCGGACGTCTCCGAAATGGAGCACCAGGCCAGCCACGACCGAATCGACCAACTCACACCGCTGAGGGAAATGCTAGCGCTGCTCATCCCGCTAGTTTCTGGCATTACTGCCTCGGCTATGCTGGTTAACTCTGGCAATTCCATGGACGAGGAAACCGCAGCAGTTCTACAGCGGCACCATTCCGTAGTCGTCCGCGCCGGAGTAGTGGCGGTCCTCGCCAATCTCCTCGATATGGGAATCATCAGTTACGCGGATGGAGTGCAGTTCGGTGACCAACTTCTGGGCTAACAAACTGGGGGCGGCCCGACCGGCCGCCCCGGCCCCGGCCCCGGCGCCGGTCCAGCAGCAGCCGGTCGGCGGCCCGTGGTGGGCCACCCCGCAACAGCAGCCCTACCCCCCGCAGCAGGTAGTCCAGCAGACAGTGCCAGAACCACAGCAGAAGGCCCCGGCCCGAGCGATGGTGGCCAAGCAGGACACCCACTGCCCGGAGTGCCAAGGCACGAACTACTTCCGCCCCGTGGGAATGATGAACGCGATGGCGCAGTGCTACGAGTGCGGCTACAACCCGCGCTTCCAGCAGAGCACCGCTGGACTGCCGTCCGGCAGCGGAGGAGACGGTCCCGCCACCCCAGCCAAGCAGATCGCGTCCGGCGGTCTGGGAGGCCGGAGCAACTACAACCCGGGCGCCATCATCAGGGCCGACGGCTCGGTCTAGCGCCCACTCCTCCCTGACGCATCACTACTGAATGGAATTACTGGTGACCTCCCTGCTCACCCCCGCCGGTGACCTTGCCGACCCTTACCGCTCCTTCATCGCGAAAAGCCGATACTCCAGGTGGATCGAGGAGGACAACCGGCGCGAGACCTGGTCCGAGACCGTCGCCCGATACGTGACGTTCATGCTCGGCCAGTTGAAGGACAAGCACGACTACATACCCGACCCGTCCGTGGTCGACGAGATCCACGCGGCCATCCTCAACCACGAGGTCATGCCGTCCATGCGCGCTGTCATGACGGCCGGGCCCGCCCTGGACCGCTCGAACATCGCTGGCTTCAACTGTTCGTACCTCCCGCTGAAGGACGCCCGCGCTCTGGACGAGCTGCTGTACGTCCTTATGAATGGCACGGGCGTGGGTTACTCGGTCGAGAAGCAGTACACCGACCAGTTGCCCCCGGTCCCGGAGGTCATCACCTACAACGACGCCGTCTACATCCCCGTCGAGGACTCCAAGGAGGGCTGGGGTCTGGCCTACCGCGCGCTGCTGACCTCCCTGTGGAACGGCGAGCGCGTCGACTGGGACCTGTCCAAGGTGCGACCGGCGGGCGCACGTCTTAATACCTTCGGAGGGCGAGCCTCCGGCCCGGGTCCGCTGGACGACCTGTTCACCTTCACCGTCGAGAAGTTCCAGCAGGCCGCCGGTCGGAAGTTCCGGCCGATCGAGGTCCACGACATCGCATGCAAGATCGCGTCCGTCGTGGTCGTCGGTGGTGTCCGCCGGTCGGCGATGATCTCCCTGTCCGACCTGGACGACCGCGAGATGGCCGAGGCCAAGAGCGGGGAGTGGTGGGTCGAGCACCCCTACCGCGCCCTGGCGAACAACTCGGCCGTCTACACCGACGGCATGCGCTACGAGGAATTCCACACCGAGTGGGACTCCCTCGTAGCCAGCGGCTCGGGTGAGCGTGGCATCTTCCACCGTGGCGCAGCGCAGCGTCAGGCGGCGAAGTTCGGGCGCCGGGAGGAGGACACCGACTACGGGACCAACCCGTGCTCGGAGATCATTCTCCGGCCGTTCTCGTTCTGCAATCTCTCCGAGGTCGTCGTAAGGCCGGAGGACACCCCCGAGGACCTGTACCGCAAGGTGCGCCTGGCGTCCGTCCTGGGCACCTGGCAGTCGACGCTGACCGACTACCCCTACCTGCGCGAGGAGTGGCGTAAGAACGCGGAGGAGGAGCGCCTGCTGGGTGTCTCCCTCACCGGGGTCTACGGCAACCGCTGGACCAACGGCACGGTCAACCTGAAGACGACCGAGGTGCTGCTGGCGGACCTGCGCGGGAGTGTGGTGGAGGCCAACGCGGCCGAGGCTGCCCGCATCGGTATCCAGGCGTCGGCGGCGACCACCTGCGTCAAGCCGTCCGGCACGGTCTCCCAGTTGGTCGACTGCGAGTCCGGCCTGCACCAGAAGCACGCGAAGTTCTACAAGCGGCGGGTGCGGGTGGACAAGAAGGACCCGATCGCGTTCGTGCTCATCGACTCGGGCCTGCCGTACGAGGAGGACTCCTACAACTCCGCCGCGTGGGTGTTCACCTTCCCGCAGAAGGCGGGCGAGGACGCCCTGGTACGGGACGACGTGAGCGCCATCGAGCACCTGGAATTGTGGCTGGCCTTCCAGAGGCACTGGTGCGAGCACAAGCCGTCGGTGACCATCAGCGTCCGCGAGCACGAGTGGGAGCAGGTCGGCGAGTGGGTGTGGGAGCACCTGGCCGAGATCTCCGGTGTGTCCTTCCTGCCCTTCAGCGAGCACACGTACGTCCAGGCGCCGTACGAGGAGATCACGCGGGAGGAGTACGAGGCGCTGGCAGCCACAAAGCACCGCGTGGAGTGGTCGGACCTGGCGTTCTACGAGACCTTCGACCAGACGAAGGGGTCGCAGGAACTGGCCTGTTCGGCGGCCGGTGGCTGTGAGGTCGTCGACCTCGTGACCACCTGAAATTCATCAAAAGATCTTGCTCTGACTAGTTGATACATGGCTGGACCGGTAGTCCCTCACCGATTACGGTATGGGGACTACCGGTTCTGCTTTACGGCTTCGGCATTACGGGATTGGAAGACACACCACACATGGCACTTAATACCAGCGCGGGCGGCCCCGACAAGGAAGCCCTCGCGCTCATCGCAAAGATCAACAAGGAGCACCCGGGCGCGGTCTGTTTCGCCTCCGAGATGCGCATCCCCAAGCGGTTCACCTCCGGCTCCCTGTCCCTGGACATCGCCCTCGGCGGCGGCTGGCCGGGCAACCAGTGGGTCGAGGTCATCGGCCGCGAGTCCCACGGCAAGACCGCCATCGTCTACAAGACCCTCGCGGCCAACCAGAAGAAGGACCCGAACTTCACCTGCCTGTGGATCGCCGCAGAGCACTACGACGTCGACCAGGCCGAAGCCCTCGGCGTCGACAACGAACGCGTCCTGGTCGTCCCCACCCAGGCCATGGAGTTCGCCTACCAGACCATGCTCGACTTCGCAGCCAGCCGGTCCGTCGACATGATCGTCCTCGACTCCTACCCGGCACTCATCGCCGACGAGGAGTCCGAGAAGGACATGGACGAGGCGACCATGGCGCTCGGCGCCCGCCTCACCGGCAAGTTCTTCCGCAAGAGCGGGGCGGCCACCAAGCGATCCATGACGGACACCGACGACCGCCCGCTGCTCGGCATCGTGATCAACCAGTACCGCGACGCCATCGGCAAGTTCTCCCCGCACGGCACCCCGACCACGACCCCCGGCGGCAACGCCAAGAACTACGCGTTCTACACCCGCGTCGAGGTCCGGCGGGATGAGTGGATCCAGGAGGCCCGGCCCGGCAAGGGCAAGGTCAACGTCGGCCAGGTCATCAAGGTCAAGACGATCAAGAACAAGTCGGCCGCCCCGCAGCAGACCGCGACCATCGACTTCTACTTCCGCTCCGCCCCGTTCCTGAACTTCGCGCGCGGTGACTACGACACCGTGAAGGAGATCATGATCATGGGGGTCCTCTTCGACGTCATCCAGCGCAAGGGCGCCTACTTCCAGATCGACAACGGGGAGTACGACGACAAGGGCAAGCCGGTCCTGCGCTGGCAGGGCAAGGACCCCATGCTCGACCACATCCGCCAGGACCTGGACCTCCAGGAGTCCCTGTACGAGAAGATCCTCATCGCCTCCAAGAAGGTCGACGAACGGTCCATCTCCGAAGAGGACCTGGACGCCGCCGAGTCGGCCGGGACGAAGAAGGTCAGCCGACGGCCCAAGGCCGAGGACGAGGCGCTTAATACCGAGGCCGCCTGATGGTGGCCCTGCTCTCGACACTCCTGGCTGTCGCAGCCCTCTACATCGTGGTCCTCGGCGCCCGGTACTCCCGGCGCCAGGGCCGCGCCCACCGCAAGTTCCTCATCCTCACCTACCTCCTGGAGAAGTCCTATGGCGGACATGCTGAAGAAGTCCCAGAAGCAGGAGCGGCGGGGAGCGGAACTCCTGGGCGGGACGGTGAACGCGGGTAGCGGAAACGGCTGGGTCCGGAAGAACGACGTACGGACCCCGGAGTACTCCGTCGAATACAAGGTCACCGGCAAGAAGCAGTACGCCCTCAAAGACGCAGAACTACAGACCGCAGAGAAACAGGCCCTCCTCGACGGCAGGGAAATGCTCTTCGGGATCCAGATGGACAGCGGAAGGACCTGGATCGTGATGTCCGAGGAGACCTTCCTCACGCTTAATACCAAGGCGTTCCCCGAGGTCGACCCCGACGAGGTGCTGTCGTGGTAATGCACCTGCGGATCAACGCCCCCGAATGGGACGGCGGGGGTAACCCGGACAAGGAAGCCGCCTGCCGGAAGTTCCGGCCGACCAGGGACCATGACGACTTCTTCGGAGACGGCACCGGAGAGGAGTCCGAGGCAAAGCACATATGCAACGGCACCTATACCGACCAGGTGTGCCCGCTGCGAGAACAGTGTCTCCAATTCGCTCTGGTCAACAACGAGCACTACGGCGTCTGGGGCGGACTCACCGTCCTGGAGCGGGCCTACATCAGGAGGTTCGTCCCCAAGGAAGACTGGAGTTTCGAGAATGCCCCGACCCGCGAAGACCTCCTCCGCGTCTGGCCGGACCGGGTCGCGCCGGAAGACCTCGACGACGACGAAGACGACGGGGAAGATGGCAGCGCTGGCGGAGGCGAAGAAGAGTAAGTCCGTCCTCCTCGGTGACATCCACAAGCACCTGCTCGACCAGCACGACAAGCCGACCGACCGGCGGCAGGACATAATCCATCCGTCGGAAATGGCGAAGTCCGACTGGTGCCCCCGTCAGACCTACTACAGGCTGGCGGGGGCTTCCCCCGAGAAGGGCCGCAGTTTCTCCGCACAACTGGAAGGGGTCTTCGAAGAGGGTCACATGATCCACGCGAAGTGGCAGAAGTGGCTCCAGCAGATGGGCCGACTGTGGGGCAAGTGGAAGTGCCCGGTGTGCGACTACTGGGAGATGGGCACGGGCGGACGCAAGACCTGCCAGTCCTGCCGCAACCGCACTGACCTCGCGGGCTATCCGGTCTACCTGGAGTACGCCGAGGTGCCGGTGCACGCCGAGTCCGAGTTCCTGATCGCCGGGCACGAGGACGGCGCCATCGAGGACCTGCGCGCGCTGGTGGAGATCAAGTCCATCGGCATCGGCACCGTGCGTTTTGACCAGCCCGAGCTGCTGCGCGAGTACACGGTGAAGACGCAGGACGGCAAGACCGTCATCGACCTGGACGGCCTGTGGAAGGGGCTCCGGCGCCCGTTCGGCAGCCACATCCGGCAGACCCAGATATACCTGCGGCTCTGCCAGGAGATGGGCCTTCCCTTCGACAAGGTGATCTTCCTCTACGAGTACAAGGCGACGCAGGCCCAAAAGGAATTCGTCGTCAAGTACAACCCAGAGATCGCCGAGCCGCTGTTCGAGACCGCGCTCGACATCAAATACGCCCTGAAGAAGGGCAAGCCACCACCCCGGCCGGAATTCTGCGGCCAGGACAAGAAGACCTGTAAAGAGTGTCCCTTCTTCAACACCTGCTGGGAGACCACCACCGATGAGCAGAGCGGTAGCACGGAGGGGCTGGGAAGCAGTCCAGACCCCGAGCCAGAAGGCAGTACGACGGCTGGAGCGGGACGACCTGTACCTGCCTCCGAAGCCGGAGGGCGACGCGCCCGAACTGCCAGCGGATCCCACCGAACTCGACGACAGCGAACTGATGAGCCTGTTCGCCAGGACAACGGCGTGGGTGGAGTACACGGGCAGCCGACTGGCAGCGGCGGAGGTGGACGAAAAGTCGTGCGTCGACACACTCGAAGCACATAAGGCCCTATCCGCCGTCCGCAACGCTGGCCAGAAGACAGTGACGCAGGCCAAGGCGAAGGCGTACGAGGACCCGGAGTACATCGAGGCCCAGGAGGCCAAGACGGCCGCCTACGCCTACCGCAAGATGGTCCAGGCACTGCACTCCTCCGCCGAACTGCGCAACACCCTGCTGAGCCGCGAACTGACCCGCCGGGTCGGCCGTGGTGACCGCGAGGCCCGCGCCGGACGGATGAGCGCGTGAGGACCGTACGCCGCAAGGTGACGCGCATGGAACAGCCCCGGCCGCCGTGGGAGTGGCGACCCTCCTTCCGGGCCGGGGCGCCCCGCACGTGCCTGTCCTCCTACCGGGACCCGGTCTACATCCGCAGCGGCGAGCACGTCTTCAAGGTCGGCCAGTTCGACTGGATGCTGCGGCTGTACCAGCACGTCGGCGTCTCGGAGCAGTCCGTCCGGTGGGAGGGCTACGTCCTGTACGACCTCGATTACGAGATTCCCCTAATCAGGTTGTCAACGGATTGGATCGAGTACGTTGACAACCGTCGGGAGATGGTGTTTCGTATCCCCAAGAAGGACGCGCTGGCGGCCGGAGGAGAGATCGAGACCCCGGACGGCCCCCGGT